TCATAAATTGTCCTTTCGGGGTGGGGAATGTCAGCCCAGCTCTTTGAGCAGGGATCGAAACGCCTCGTCCGGCGCCATCACGGCGTCAGCGAAGCCGATCTCGACGCCGTCGGCACCGAGAAACGTAGTTGCTTGCGTGCCGCGCACAGCGGCCGCAGAGAGCTTGCGATTGCGCGCGACAGTCTTCACGAACAGTTCGCCCATCGCATCGACGTCGGACTGATAGCGCGCAAGCGCTTCATCCGACAGCGGGTTGTACGGATTGCCATCCGCCTTGCGCGCGCCGTAGTGGATCATCGTCACTGCGATCCCGTCCTTGGCAAGCGCCTTGGAGAAATCGACGTGTGCGCAGATCACACCGACCGACCCAGTTCCGCCAGTGCGCGGCACCGTGATCTTGTCGGCCGCGCTGGCGATCGCGTAGGCCGCCGAATAGGCGCTCTCCGAGAGCACCGCCCAGATTGGCTTCTTGCCGCGAGCGTTGTAGATGGCATCGACCAGGTCGAAGCATCCTGCGACTTCTCCGCCGCCACTGTCGATGTCGAGCATGATCGCGCGCACCGCCGAGTCCTCGAGGGCCATGCTCAAGTTTGCGCGGATGCCGTCGTAACCGGTCATGCCGCACGTCGGCCGCATATAGCCCGACTTCTGAACCAGCGTGCCGCTGATCGGGATGATCGCGACGCCGGCCACGACGTCGTAGTAGCGATACGGCTCATCTTCGCCGTCTTCGGCAAAGCCGCCGAGATCGCTCATCGCGACCCCTTCGCCCGTCGGACGGAACAGCTTCGTGATGCCAAGCCGATCCGCCAACGCGGCCATCACCATCTCTGCCTTTGCAGGCGTGATGGCGAGCGGCGTGTTGAACAGCCGCTGCGCCAAGAACGGGAGGTTTTTCATTGCGGTTGCGGCTCTTCTTGAGGGGTGGATGCCTCGGCAGCCGACTCGGTGCCAGCCCAACTCGGCGGTTTCATGCCGAGCCGTTCGAAGGCCTTCAGTTCGATCGAGCGCTGCGCGAGCACTTCCTCCCAGTCGAGGCCCTGCTCTGCGCACTCGCGCTTGAGCGTAGACAGACCGGCGTCCATGCCGAGCACTGCGCCCTGCTTTTCCTTGACCGGATCGACCCATCCGCGCGCAACGCCGAGCCAATCGCACCGCGAATAGGCGGTGGCAGCCTCGATGAAGTCGGGCGCGCCTTTTGGCAGCACGTCGTCGAGGTCGCCGCGTTCGATGACTTCCTGCAGCCAGGTTGCGTAGAGCGGGGTTGCCGTGCCGATTTTGTACTCGGCGCTGCGCCGACTCAGCGTCTTCCAGCTTTCCAAGAGCGCCGCGCGCGCGCTGGAGTAGTTCGTCTTGCTCCAGTCCTGCGTGATTTGCTCTGCGGAAACACCGAGCGCCGCCGCGATCGAGCGCAACATCTCGTGCGCGAAGTCTTCGAATCCGCTATGCGGGTGAGCCGCTGCCACCTGTCGGATTTCTTCGCCCGGTGCCAGCGTCGGGACGCGGACACCGTTGAGCATCGCCGGCCGCTCTTTCGCCCAGTCTGCTCTGAGATCCTGATAGAAGCCCAGTTCGCCGCCGTCGCTATCCATCGCGGCTTCGGTCATCGCGGGGTCATACGGGCTCGTCACATACGTGCCGAAGATCGTTGCCACCGTAGCAGCTTGCAGCTCGACTCCGTAGTACCGCGCCAGCATCTTCGCGTGCGCGAGAACTGGCGTGAATACGCCGATGCCGCGGTTCTGACCGGCGCGGTCGTGCTCGAAGTCGTGAATGACGCGGCGCCAGCCGTCGTCGTCCTCGCGCACGACGCGCTCCCACTCCATCGACTCGACGGCGTTATACCAGTCGTTCTGATGCGCCTTCCGGATGTGATACGCAATCGGCACGCCGTTGTCGTCAATCTCGACTCCACCGCGCAGATACTTCTGGTCGACCATCTGAAACGGGTTCGACAGCCGATCCGGATCGACAACCATGAACGCCGTTGCGTATTGCGCCGCGCCGCGGCCGACGCGCTCAGGCATCCAGTAGTTCACGAACAGCGATTCGCCATCGATCAGCTTGTGACGCATCGCAAGCCGCAGTTGCTGAGAAACCGTCAGTTGGCGCGAGACGTCATTGAACCGCCCGAGATCCTCGGAGAACCCGCGCCACAACGACTCGATGGCCTGGCGAATCTCGTCGGCCCAGACTGCGTCGAACTTCTTGCTGAAGCGCGACAGCGAGCGCCAGTCGGGATTTGCCGACAGTCGAAGATGCGCTCCGACGGTGTTGTCAAGGATGCGGGTAATACCGCCATGCGCCCAGCCATCGTTTCGAACCAGATCCCGCTGACGCGCGACCATGCGATCGCGGTGCTGGTTGATTTCCGAATCCGGCGAGCGAATGTAAGGAAACCACTGACCCATCTCCTGAGTCTGGATGTTCGCTGCCTCATACGGAAAGAGGCTCGAATACGGCGGCTGCGTGACGCCCGGCCCGCCCCATCCAGAATCAGCGCGCGCACGACCGCCGCCCAGCTCGCCAAACGGCTTGCCGGAAGAATCGACGATGAGTGACATTAGAAGAGAGCCCTTCGCGCGCGCGGGTAGTGTTGAATGATGCCGAGTGCTTTCTGCAGCATCAGGATGCTGCGGTAGACAAGTGCCGTATCGGTGGCTGTGTACGTCACCGACTTCGTGCCGTCGCCCTGCGCATAGGAGGCGCTCACGATCTTCGCGCCGGCTGACAGGTCGAAGTACGCCGCTTGAAGCGCGGCGAGTCTCGACTGCATGTCTGCCGTGCTCATTCCATCCGTGATTGCCATTGCTGTCCTATGCGAGACGGTTCGTCAGCTTCTTCCTGACAGGTTGAACTTCGGTCGTTGGCGCCATCGGTACTGACGGCGCAACGACTGGCGCATCCGCTTGAGTCGGTGCCCACTCTTGCTGCACGGCGTCGTATTCGAGCGGCATCGCAACGAGATCCGCCCGCTTGTTCAGCTTCAGCCCAAGGTGCGTGAGGCCGCAAAGCGCCGCGTATGCGTACACTCGGCAGTCCAGCGCCTCGTTCGCGCGGCCCGAAGGCAATTCCCACACCCGGAACTTCTGGCCGCTCGTCACCTTCACGACGGATCGCTCCGACGTGAGCTGCTCGAAGTAGCCGATGTCCCGATCGCTCGGAAAGTGCATGAAGCCCGGACCCGATTCCTCGACGTGGAGTCGATTGCGGATCGTGTCCTTCGCCGTGTTCACGCCGATGATCACCGGCCGGAATGACGCTTTCGTCCGCCGCGACGGCTTCTTCACCGGCCACACGGGATTGCGTCGGCCATTCACGGCCGACTCGCCCTTGATCGCCCAGATCTTTCGACCGAGACGCGCCTTCGAGAAGTCGTAGACCTTCTGCGTGTGGTGACCACCCGAGTCGATACAGACCGCCATCGCTTCGAACGGTCTCCCGTCGGCGCGGCGCCAGACCTGGTCGAGAAACGCGTCGAGCCGATCCCACGGCTCGGGCGTTTCCATGTCGCCTTCGATGACCTCGTAGTCGATCGACCAGCTTTCCTCGTTGCGGCCCCAGCCCACCACTTCGATTTCGAAGCGATAGTCCTGAACGTCGACGCCGACGGTCACGACAGCGACGCCATCCGGCACCTGCGCGGCCCACTTCTCGCCGCGCGCAAGCAACGCCTCAACGCGCAGCGTCTTTCCGGAGTTCGGCCGGTAGGGAAGCCCCTGCTGCGTGTTCCACCAAGTCTGCTTCTTGTCTTCGTCGCCTTCGGCCGCGAGCCACTTCGCAGCGATGTCGGACGGTTTGTCCTTTTGCCAAGGGCTGAAGAGCTTGCCGGCCTGGAAGCCGGCATGTTCGTTCTCGACGCCCCACTTTCCGCAGTCAGGGCACTTCGCCCGGTAGACGGCATGACGATCACTCGTCGACCATTCCCAGATCGCATCGATCGCCGCAGCGCCATCTTGATCGCGCCACGCGCGGTCGTAGTCGTCAAGCGGCACGTGCCGGCCGCCGCAGCATTCGAACGTTCTGGTCTGGTGCCAGCGCGTCGTCTGCAGCGCGCGCAAGCGCTCGCCCTCGGTCCAACCAGCGCCGCACGACTCGCAGTAGATGCGCGCCGTCTTCGGGAAGTGCTGAAGCACCGTCCCGTTGTCGTCTTTCGACTTGTCCCACTGGACGTGCTTGAAGAATTCGAGGAACTGCCGATGCGAGCAATGCGGACACTCGACCGACGCGCGCCGCTGGTCGGATTCCTTGTAGCTGGCCTCAATGCGGCTTTCGTCTTCGACCGTGGGCGAGCACGCGCGCACCGACAGCCAGTTGACGCCGAACGTCGCGGTCCGCTCTTCAGCGAGCGCGATCGGCTCACCTTCACGCGTCACCGGATACTTGTCTACCTCGTCCGCGAGAATTACGCGCACCGGGCGACGCGCCAGGTTATCGGGGCTGCCCGCGCCGGCCAGCGCGAGGAAGCCGCCGGGGAACGCTTTGAACAGCAGCGTCTCGTCGGCATTGCGCGTCTTGCTCGTGCCGACGAGCTCGCGCAGCACCGGCGTGACCCGGATCATCGGGCTGATCCGCTCCTTGCTGAACTGCTCCGCTGCGGCCTCTTTCGGCTGCAGCAGCAAGATCGGGCACGGATCCAGATGCGCGAAATAGCCGAAGACGTTCTCCAGCAACGCGGTCTTCAGAAGCTGCGTGCTCACCATCGTCGTGACGACGTGCACGCCCGGCTCCGTGATCGCGAGCATCGGCCCGCGCGCGACTTCAACGGTTGCTGTCGACCAGTTGCCGGATGTGCTGCCCGCCTCTTTCGCGAGCTTCCGATACCGGTCTGCCCATTCGGGCACGCTGATGCGCGGCGGCGGAGTCCACGCGCGCCGCACGGACGCGCGAAGCCAATCAGCCTTCTCGCTCGGAGAAGTTGGCCTCTGGTTCGCCGAGTTGGGCGATTTGCTTGTGGACATGCGCGGTTAGAGCCTCGACAACTCGGTCGGCCTCGACGCCCAGGTCGGCCGCCACCAGCGGACCTACTCTAGTCGGCCAGTTCAGCCACGCATCGCGCTGCGCCCGGAACTCCTCGAAGAGGATTGCTGTTGCGGTGTCCAGGTCGACGAGCGACCCGGCCTTCTGTTCGTATTCAAGCTCGCGCAAGTGCGCGAGGTAGTTTTCCTTCTTCTGCAGAGCGGCCGCGTAATCGAGCATCTCGACGCCCGAATCGACGTACCGCTTCGCCGCGTCAGGCAGCGATTCGCTTTCGAAAGGGACGCGGGGTGTCTCGGTTCGCTGCTCGGTTCGCTGCTCGGTTC